CTGATGTGACAACCATCCAAGAATTTTTTAACAACACGGTGGCCCTTGAGGAAGTCTTGGGGCGTACTCTTTGCGATAAACGCCCAAGCCATTGCGCGGCCCATCCACAAAGGTAGAACACCCGCCGCGCCGATAGGTTTACCATCAGAGAAAGCCGTGTAGCCGGGTGATTGCTCAAGCCCCACACCCTCCTCTAGCGTGACCCAATTACTCAAGTGCGCTTGCATGGATTGTAACTGTATGGCGGCGAGGTGTTCTGCTTTGAAAGGTACAACTTCAAACATTATGATCTATCCTGTGTTTCCATCTGGGGCATGATTGCCTCAATGGTAACAGGTAAGGGGTCGGTCTGCCGGTAAAAAAAGTGTTCGTCCGTGGACAACTCACCGTCCCACTCTAACTCGTGGTCACCTGTGAACAGCGGAACGGCGGTGTCCATCGGGTCACCGCCTTCGCGGAGGACCAGCCGGTCGAGGTTATCTGTGTCTGGCCCCATGAACCCGCCAAGGGTCTGAAGGAACCTGATAATGACGCGGTGGAAGCGGATGAACTTACCTTGGCTCGTACCATCCCGGGCGCCGGCATCCTGTCGTAGTGTCTCAAAATCAGACGTATAGGCCAAACCAACATGAGTTATGGCAGATGACCTATCCAATGTAATTGCACCTGATGTTACAGTTTTATCGGCGTGAGTAGAACCTTCCGTTAGCACCTTCACAACCTCACCTTCAAGGTGGTCGAGGCCGGAGAGAACCGTGGCCCGCTCTCTGAGTTCGCCGCCAGAGACGTAGGTGGTGAATGCGGTGCTGTTGATGGCGTGGCGAAGGTCGCCCCCGCTGGTGTAGGAGGTGTATCCGGCTCCGGTGATACCCGACAATTGAAAAGTATCAGAGGTTTTGTTGGCTACGGTAAAACCCTTCCCGTTCAACTCGGTCATCCCGACGACACCAAATATACCGATTTCATCACCATCTGACAGACCATGTGCGGCGGCGGTAATAACTGGGGGGTTCGCTGCTGTCGCGGCTGAAATGGTGGTGTTCTGTTTGGTGTTGCTGAACAACTCCAAGGTGTTTGTCGCTGTCTCGCCCGCAATGTAGGCGACTCCGTTCAACTCCGTCATCCCTTTGACAAAAGTAATTCGGACATCGTCGCCGCCATCGACGCCGTGTGACGCTGACGTAATCACGCACGGGTCGGCGGCGGTTGCGGCGGTGATCGTCAGCGGTACGTCAAGGCTCAACCCGCAATCGACAAAGAAGGCGTCTTCAGGGTCGTTACTTTCTTCCCAGTGAGGTTTCAAATACTCAATGTAGCGGCGGGTCGCGCCGTTGATGTACCGCTGAACAACTATGTAAAGTTCGTCAGCCGTGCCGTTCGTGTTCGGTATGACGGCAACGCTCTCGACCTTGGTTTGGGCCGTTCCCGCGTCACTCTGCCCCCCTAGAACGTGCCGTGACCAGCCGACAACCTTCTGGTCGCGCTCGTAGGTCAAGCAGATCAACGTACCGTCCGTCAGGGTACACCATAGAAGGCTCTGAGGCTCTGTCTGGTACGTCATTTCCACGATACCAGAACGGCTAATATGTTCGGACACCAGCGTCAGGTCGGGCGCTCTGAAACCGTCATCCTCAAAGACGTAGGCTAGTTCGCGGACCTTACGCAACGCCCGCTGAACGAACAGGATGGCGCGCCCAGCCCGCATGGGTTGGATGTTGGCGCTACCGTAGGCAGATGACCGCTTACTCTGGACGTTGGCGGGGGTGGTGACGCCGCCTGTGTCAGACGGGCGCAAGACCCACTCGCCGCCTACGGTCCCAATCAACAGACCTTTCTCATCGTCTGCAATCCATTGGATAGCGTTGACGGTGTCAGCGGATAGATTGTTCGTAATGGCGTGATCGTCAACCACCGTGGCGTCAACGTCCGTGGGCGCGAAATTCTCAAAGTCACCCGTGCGGCTCATGTCCACACGTTGCGGCTCACTTGTCCCACCAGCAAAACAAAGCCTATTCTGGTGGAACGTAACCGCGCCGGGGTAGCTGGTGCTGTCTGACCAAGCCCCAAGCCGCCAGTCTGCCGTAGCGGTGGTAGCGGACGCATCAGGGCCGTCTATAAAAGCGGTGCAAGTCTTCGCGTTCGTAACCGCCGTGATCGTCAGATACGTCCACTCTGAAGCGGGGTCTTGCCAGCGGATGAGCCGCCCGACATCGGTGGACTTGAACCCGTCTTGATCGTTGATACCTTTGGTGTGTTGTGCGGACGTACCAGCGGACCCATACGAGGTGAAACCAGTGCTATCAATATCAACGTCAGACGTATTTTGTAAGCTGTAGCTATTAGCGTCTATGACCGTGACATGGTAAAATATATCGTTCAATTCCGTCATACCAACAACGGCTGCTATGAAAATCGTATCGCCGCTACTGTAGCCATGCCCGGTGTCTGTAACGACACACGGGTCGGCCTGGGTCGCGCCTGAAATCGTGGAAGTGGTGGGGTCAGCGGAAGTGACAGTGACGGACCCGGTAGTTCCTGAAAGCCCCATTGTTGTCGTTTCGGTGTTCGTCCGTAAATACGGGCCATCGGCGAAGGTAATGTCGGTGATCGTCCAGACGGTATCCGCAGAGCGCGAAATCTTACGCGGCTCGAAATCAGGGTGCGTCACATAAAGGATGTCTGCGCTCTGTGCAAATTTCAACTGAAACAGGGACGCCGTGGTGTAGGTGGTGGCTAACTCAATCGTTTGCGCGGACGTACCAGCGGACGAATAGGTGGTAAAAGAAGAACTATTGATGTTGGTCCCGTCGATGTTCGTCAGTTCGTAGGTGTTGGTGGTCTTACTAGCGACAAGATAATACTTGTCGTTCAACTCCGTCATCCCAACAACAGCAGTTATGAAAATCTCCGCGCCGTTTGAATAGCCGTGACCTGTGTCTGTTACAACACAAGGATTGGCTTTTGTCGCGGCTGAAATGGTGGAGGTGGATGAACGAATCGCCCCGTTATCTTTATAAAATCGAGCGTAGAGATGCCCAAATTCAAGGATATACGCCTGAGTGGTCGAAAACTCAAAACGTACAATCCTAGTGGATAGAGAACTTGTTTTAACTTCCTTGATGAAGACTGTACCGGGACGGCGTTCAACCGGACCCTGCACCAGAGGGATGAAGTTTAAACAGGTCTTCAGGCCCGTCTTGTAGCGGTCAACGTCAGGCCGACCATACAAGAGAGATGAAATTTCCCCACCGTTGAAATTGTTCTGTATTGCTGAGACTTTTGACACTTAAAGCCTCGCGGTAACCCAAGTGTCCGTAGGCGGCTTCTGCGGTGGACGTTCAAACGCATTAACCCGCCGCGCCTCTTTCTGGACCTCCTTATAATGAAAACGTGCTTCCTCTTTCTTCTTATTCGACTGTGTCACCTTCTCTGATATATCCATAGCAATACGGGCAATCAGAAGTTCCACGAACAAGGCGTCGAATGTGCCTTCGTCTGTGATACGTTTGACGTACACAAGATTAACAGGCGAACTGTGGTCGGTGTGGATGAACCGTCCGTATATCTCAAAGTCATCCTGGGTATCCGTGCCATCGACCCCGTTGGTCGGGAGTACCCTGAGACTGTCTGACGGGATAGCATAACGCTTCGCCGCGCCAAAAACCGGGTCCGTACTATCTGCTGCAACCTGTACCCGTTCGCGGGCAAACGCCCAAGAGTTAGCGCGGAGTTCGCTGTCGCGGGCTTGCGCGTAAACCCGGTTGCAAGCCCGGCCAGCGGTGCTGTCTTCAGCTAAGGACGAGATAGACTTAGCGCCTACCCGTTGCAGAGCGAGGTTGCAGATGCTTACCGCATCAGTCATTTACCGCTCCTGTTAAGTCGTAAACGTGCAACCACCAGAAGTGACCACTTGACCGCTTACATACCAACCTACGCCATCACAGAATACTTCAATCCAATCACCTTGGAGGAATTTATCAGCAACAAGATTAATAACACCTACATCA